AAATAAAAATATTTCGCTTTCCAAAAATGCTTGCAAGGGTTCACATCCCTGACATAACGGAAGAAGAAAAGGAAAGGCGAATGAAACAAATTCAAAGAGCAGCTGCAAGCTTGCTGTTAGATTATGAAAGGGGGAAATCTTCATGCCAACAAACAAAATTAAAAACAAAATACTGAAAGGCATCAAAATCAGGGCTGAAATAGTTTTTCTCGTTTCGGTATGCTCCCTTGATGCACCAACATGGTTGCCAACAATTATGGCGATCATTTCAGGGTTGGTGTTCTTGGCAATTGATTACGGAACATTTTTATTAAGGGAAGAACGAATTGAAAAGGCGGTGGCTGAATATGTTCAGGACCAATGATCCTGTTGCAGATGCAGAAAGACACATTGCAGAGCAGGATGCAAAGCTGGACAGGCTTCCCAAATGCAGTGAATGTGATGAACCGATTCAAGATGAATATTGCTTTGAATTCAATGGTGAACTGGTTTGTGACGAATGTATGGACAACAATCACAGAAGAAGGGTTGATGATTATGTCAGCTGAACTTATCATTCTTGATTCTCATGAACAGTGGCTTCAGGAACGATCAAAAAGAATCGGTGGTTCTGATGCTTCCGCTGTGGTTGGTCTGAACCCATATAAAACAAACATTGAACTGTTTATGGAAAAGACAGGGCAGAGTGTTCCTGCTGATATATCAGACAAATCCTATGTGCAATATGGGCATGATGCTGAACCACTTTTGCGTGAACTGTTCAAGTTGGATTTCCCTGAATATGAAGTCTTTTATGAAGAAAACAATCTTTTTTTGAATGAAAAATACTCATGGGGGCATTTTTCAGCTGATGGTTGGTTGAAAGACGAAAAAGGCAGGACAGGCATTCTTGAAATAAAAACAACTGAAATTCTGCAAAGCATACAGAAGGAAAAATGGAACAAACAGCTTCCTGATAATTATTACATTCAGCTTTTGCATGGCTTTCTGATTATGGAAGCAGACTTTGCAATCCTGAAAGCGCAACTGAAAACAGTCTTTGATGGTGTGCCGTACATACAAACAAAACACTATTCGATTGAACGATCTGAAGTTGAAGCGGATATTGAATACCTTGCAACAGCTGAAGAAAGATTCTGGAAGCAAGTACAAAACAGGCAAAAACCCAACTTGATTTTGCCTGAAATATAAAAACAAGGAGAGAAGAAAAGAAATGGAACTGAAAATTTATTCACCCACAGAAGACGGATTCATTCAAGCCATTGAATGGAATCATGAAGAAATCAAAAAGGAAGTTGCTGAAAAGGTTAAGCACTACACGAACCTTGTGTATTCAGAAGACCAAGCGAAAACAGCAAAAACAGACAGGGTGCAGCTGAACAAGTTTGTTCAGGCGCTGGAAACAAAAAGAAAAGAAATCAAGAAGCAATGCCTTGCACCTTATGAAGAATTTGAAAGAAAGCTGAAAGAAATCATTGCTATTGTCAATGAACCTATTCAGATGATTGATGGTCAGGTCAAGGTATTTGAAGAACAAAAAAGGGCTGACAAGATGAAAGAAATCTTGCAGTGTTGGAATGAATTGAACACATTCGAATGGTTAGACATTTATAAAATCATCGATGAAAAGTGGCTAAATGCAACTGTAAAGATAGCTGCTATCAAAAATGAAATTGTTTTAAAAATGGATCGGATTTCAGCTGACCTTGCAACGCTTTCAAGTTTGCCTGAATTTAGCTTTGAAGCTACTGAAGTATATAAAGATACTCTTGACATCAACAAAGCCATTCAGGAAGGGAAAAGGATGGCAGATTTGCAAAAAATGAAGGCTGAAACAGAAGCAGAAATGGTCAACAGCGGAATTGCTACTGAAGACGAAGCAAAAACTGCTGTGAATGATACAGTTCAGCAATTCAGCGAACCGAAGAAAGGCTGGATTGCTTTCAAAGCACATCTTTCAACAGAAGATGCGCTTGCTTTGAATAATTAAAAGATAAAATGAAAGGAAAATTTTTATGATTATATTTTTTGGAATTTTAGCGGTTATTCTGATGCTGTTGTCTATCGGTGAAAAAGACAAGGACAACAAACACACATACATGCTGGGATTTGCGGTGTCGCTTGCTGCAACACTGTTGGCAAAACTGTTTCAGATGGTAGTGTGACAAAATGAACGATTTGAAAAGAAATGGTTCAGGGTATTTTGATCCAACAGCATTCAAAGCATTAAAAAAGATTTATAAACAGGAAGGAAATGCAAAAATGAAAGTTTACAAGGGTGATATTTTCTTTGTTGATAAGTACAGCAAAGATTTTGGTTGCGGTTCAGAACAAAGCACTAGAAGACCTGCAATCATTGTGTCAAATGACATGAACAACAATTATTCAAGCATGGTTGAAGTGGTTTATTTAACATCAAAAGAAAAAAAGCCACTTCCCACACATGTTGAAGTCATCTGTCAAGTGCCTTCAACAGCATTGTGTGAACAGATTTGCAGTGTTTCAAAAGAAAGGCTTTCTTCATTTGTCAGGACCTGCACTGATGCGGAAATGAAAAAGATTGATGAAGCACTGATGATTTCACTGGGCATTAACAGTATTGACTGCACTAAAGGTCTACCAGCTGATGATGATGAAGAAAAAGATGCACTAATCACACAGTTGAAGCATGACTTGGAAAAAAAAGATGAAATCATTAAGGGCTTGACCGAAGCAAAGAATGATGAACAGGGCGAAGCTGTCATCAATATGCCCATGACTGCTGAAAAGGTTATGGAATTGCTTGAAGTGACAACTGAAAGAAATTTATATAAAAACCTTTATGAAAAACTGCTTGAAAAAATGATGGCTTGAAAGAAGGTGCAACATGGAAGCAAAAGATTTTCTTGGTCAGGTTGAAAAGCTTGATAAAATCATTGAAAACAAATTGATTGAAATTGATCAGTGGAAGGCAATTGCAATGAATGTGACATCTGGCGGCAAAACTGTTCTTGTGAAAGTTAAAGGCAAATATGAACTTCAGAACATGGAAAAAGTTCAGTCTTCAGGAAATCAGCAAAAAATGGCTGATGCTGTTGCAAGGTATGTTGATAATGAAAAAGAAATTGATCAGTATATTGATAAACTGATTGATGTGAAGAAAGATGTCACCAGTGTCATTGAATTGCTGAACACAGAAGAATATGACCTTCTGCACAAGGTATATATTCAACACCTTCCATTGCAAGATGCTGCTGAAGCTTGTGGCAAGTCATACAGCTGGGCAACAACAATTCATGGCAGAGCGCTGAAAAATGTGCAGAAGATTCTTGACGGAAGGGGCAATGAAGATGGATAAAGAAAAATTGCTTGACAAATATATCAGTGAAAGATTTCCTGATTGTTTTCCCTTCACTGAAGAAGAAAGAAAGTACATTGCTGACACAGCTGGTTTTCAGGCTTATTGTTTGCATGTTGCTTTTGAAGAATTGAAGGCTGAATTGAAGCATTGTTTTCCATTCAATTTGCTATTCACTAAAGAAAGGCAGGACAGTTGACGATGAATAAACCTTATAAAAGTGTAAAATCGGCTTTTAATAGAACTACACCAAAGATCAAACAAATCTTCTGCTGGCACAAATGGGAAATGAAAAGGGAAGATTTTCTTGATAATAGTTGTTACTTCTATAAATGCAAAAAGTGCGGAAAATTCAAAAATCTGACTTATTACAAAAGATAAAAAAAGGGGGAAAATAAATGACAGATAGCGAGATTATATCGCAAGCTTCCAAAAAACAATTAAATGTAGCTTGCGATGCAACCGATGCTACAAAATTTGTTTTAGATGATGCATCGGTTATAAAGGCTTTGGAGTGTTGCAGTAAAGATAACGTAAAGGATTGTGATATCTGCCCGTACAATGAAAAGGAAACAAATACTTATTGTGCAAACGATTTAATTAAAGATACCCTTGCCTTAATCAACCGTTTGAAAGCACAGAACAAAGAATTTGATGAAAAAATTGTTATGCAAATGGGGCTGATAGAACACCAAAGGGATGAGATTGTCGCATTAACAGGAATAATTGAAAAAGGCGATTTTACATCTTATTCCGCTTGTCGGGCAATAGAAGACCGAAAGAGAAAAAATGCCGAGTATATCAATGAATTAAAGGCAGAGATTGAGAGATATAAGGGTGTCATAAAACTGCTCGAAAAAGATGTGCTAACAGCTAAAACCGAAGCAATAAAAGAGTTTGCAGAAAGGTTGAAGTGTAGGGCAAGTATTTTGTGTGATAAAGTAACGGGATTGCCTATTTCATACACTATTTCTAATTATAATTTTTACAACCTTGTAAAAGAAATGACGGAAGGGAGTGTCCAGGAATGAAAAACAGATTGATTGAGTTGTTGCTAAATGTAGATTATGCCCTTGACACAGACGGAAGAAAAGCAAAGGATAGTGCTGAATTTATTGCCGACTATCTTCTTGAAAATGGTGTAATTGTGCCGCTTTATAAGCCTTTTCCAGTAGTCCTATCTGAAGATGAAAACAATTCTGATGTGTTCTGTCCTTTTTGCGATACTGATTTAAGTGGGCATTATTATGGCGGAGAATATGAACCGCCAAAAATAGTCCCTTGCTTTGAGTGTGGAACTTGGCTTGACGGAACAAAGGCTATAACCAAAGAAGAAGCAGAACAGTCATTGAAAGGCAGTGATGCAAAATGACAGAATTAAAATACAAACTTCAAAGATTGATAGAAACAATCACAGGGAAGCGCTGCAAAAATTGCAAACATCACAACGGATGTTTCTGTGATAGTGTAAAAAAAGATAAATGTTCAAACAGCATCTTCCCTGTTGGATGGGAAAAGAAAAAATGTGCAAAAATGGATGTTTCCAAATTCAAAAACAAAGCTGACTTTGTAGAAGTGGTTCGATGTGAAAAGTGCAAACGCTGGATATATATGGCAGACAAAAAAAGATGCTATTGCGAATTACATCATTATCGCACAAACAGGGATGACTTTTGCAGTTACGGAAAAAGGAATGATGAAAATGTTTGATAAGATCAAAAAAACAATATCGGCATTCTATTCCCTGATTGTTGTGATTTATATTCTTTTTGGTTTGTGGTTATCTTCAGAAATTGCATTCAATCATGGCACTGGGTATGGAATAATAAGTGTAATTTTAGCAGCCATTACATTGTTGAAGCTTGAAAAAATCTTTTGAATGTATATCTTTTGACTTTTTTGTATGTTTTTTGACTTTTTTGTACAACATTATTGTGAAAAAGTATGATATTATTAAACTGTTAAATTATGCAAAGCACCTGACTTCAAAAAAGTTGGGTGCTTTTTTCATGCAGAAAGGGGTGTTGCAGGATGGAAAAGATGACTGCAAAACAACAGCGCTTTTGTGATGAATATCTGATTGACCTGAATGCAACACAGGCGGCAATCAGGGCAGGATATTCAAAGAAAACGGCAAACAGAATTGCAACTGAAAACTTGTCAAAACCTGTTATCAAGGCATTTATTGAAGCAAGAATGGCTGAAAAGCAGTCTGAATTGATTGCAGATCAGGATGAAGTGCTGAAATATTTGACTTCTGTAATGCGTGGACAGTCAAAAGCTGAAATTGTTGTTGTTGAAGGAACTGGTGATGGTTGTTCTGAAGCAAGGACAATGCTGAAAGCGCCTGACGAAAAAGAAAAACTGAAGGCTGCTGAACAACTGGGCAAAAGATATGGTCTTTGGACAGAAAAGGTTGAACAACAGATTGACATGGACCTGAATATCACAATTGATTATGGTGATGAAGATGAAAAAGATTAGTATTTTAGGAACTGAATACACAATATTAGTCAAGAAATATGACGAAGATGAAGCATTTGAAAACAGGTCAATAATTGGATACTGTGATGAGTTTGCAAAGCAAATTGTTGTTGGTGATGCAAAAACTTTTCCCAGTTGGGAAAAGGAATCTGAAATAAATGTTGAATTGTGCAACAAAGAAACTTTAAGACATGAAATCATTCACGCATTCTTCAATGAAAGTGGATTGAAACAGTGTTCAAACAAAAGTGATGGTGCTTGGGCAAGAAACGAAGAAATGGTTGACTGGATTGCCGTACAATTCCCAAAGATACTGCAAGCATTCAAGGAAGCTGATTGTCTATGAACATAAAGATTCAAGCAAATCCTTGTTTCAAGGAAGTGAACAGAAGCAAAAAGCGGTATATTGTTGAAAAAGGTTCTGCTGGTTCTGGAAAATCTGTTGATGCTGCAAACCATTTCATTCCATTGCTGATGAATGAACCAGGAAGAAATCTTGTGGCAATGCGAAAGTCAGACATCACAAATCGTGACAGCACATTTGCAGAATTGACTGGTGCTATATATCGAATGTTTGGTGATAAGGCTGAACAGTATTGGAAGATTAACACTTCACCGCTTCAGCTGACTTGCAGACACAACGGAAACAAAATCATTTTTCGTGGTATGAATGATGACAAACAAAGAGAAAAGCTGAAGTCAATTACATTCCAAAAAGGAAAACTGACAGATGTATGGCTGGAAGAAGCAACAGAATTCACACAAGCAGACTTTGAAATCATAGATGACCGCTTGCGTGGTGAACTTCCAGCAGGACAATTCTATCAGATCAGAATGACCTTCAATCCAGTAAACAAAAACCACTGGATCAAGAAGGTCTTTTTTGACATTCCAGATGAAAATGTTCTGACACATCATTCAACATATCTGACAAATAGATTCATAGATGATGCATACAAAGCCAGAATGGAAAGAAGAAAGATTGTTGATCCTGAAGGTTATCAAATATATGGTCTTGG